TGTCCGCCGCGGTGGCTGTGCCGATGCTGCGCACAGACTGGAGAGCCGACGCGCCCGTGTCCTTCACGACGTCTGCCACGTTGCGCTTGGTGCCGTCGGCCTCGGCGGTCGCGGAGGTGATGACCTCGTCCAGATCGGCCACGGCGCGAGAGAACCGCGGGTCCCCGTCTACGAACTCGTTGGGGTTCGTCATGGCGAACTCGAGCCCCTGCAGGTGTGACCGCTTCATGTCCACGCTCGCCGGGCTGGCGCCGCGAATTACCGAAGCGGTGTCGCGCAGCAGGGCGTCTACCTCTGCGTTGGTCATCTTCAGGTTGGAGATGCCGAGCAGGGCAGAGAACGCGTTGTCGACGGCAGAGCGCGCCTTGGTGATCACGTCGCCGTTGACCTTCTCGCCGCCAGCCAGCATGTCGGCCAGCACTTCCTCGGCTGCCAGGCGGCGCATGCCACCGGCCTCCGGGTTGGCGTTGCCGAGCAGTTTCATCTTGGCCTTGATCCGCTCACGGGTAGCGGCGTTCGTCCACAGGCGGTTGACTACGGCTGGCAGGCGGTCGCCCAGCAGTACGTCGAGCCCCTGGTGACCGCGCTCGTGCGCTAGCGTCATGGCGAGTTGTTTGACGTCGGGTATGTTCTCGCGGATCAGGTACACCTGGCCGTCGGCGTACACCCCACGGGCGTCGCCTGGGGCGGCATGGCGAGTCAGCGCTTCGAAGTCAGCCACCGTCTCGACCGGCACGATCTCAGGGGAACCGTCCGCCCGGTTGCGGTTGGCCGCAGCCACGTACATGCTGAAGTCCGTCAGGTCCATGGCCTTGCCGCCGCGCTCGCCGGCAGGCGCCCGGTCGAAGCGAGCGGTGCCATTCTCCAGTGCGTCGTACCGCAGATTGAAGTCGTTGGTCAGGGTGTCCTGATCCGCCGGCTTCAGCTTGGCCCAGCCCGGGTGGTTCTTGATCGCTATAAAGTACTCGTCCAGCATGTCGGAACTGTTCGCGTCCATGATCAAGTCGGCGTAAGCGTCGACAGTCGCCGTGTAGGGGTCGGACGTGGGGTCCAGACGCAGGTTGCGCTGGATGGTCTGGTCGATGTTGAGCGCCTGCGGCTGGTTGAAATCCGTGGCGACAGGGGCGGTCGCCGGTATCCGGTTCGGTAGCTCGCGCAGTGCCTCTGCTTTCGTCTCGCCGAGGTACACGCCCTGGTTACCACCCACGGCCTGACCATCCACCTCGGACAGTATCCACCCGCTGAGCATGACCCCGCCGTCGCCCTGCTGCCGGAAGACGCGGGCGCTGCGCCCGTCGCTCAGGCTCACTTCGTAGTAGGTGCCACCGTCTGTGTACCCGCCGCGCACCTGCTTGGAGCCGGTGACGCGGGGTAACTCCGGCGCTTCTGCGGCCTCGCGGGCGGCGGACTGCGCGCGGAATCGGCCTAGCCAAGCGTCTATCTTTGGCGTGGCCGAGCCACGGTCGCCAGGTTCCGCACCCTGCGTAGGAGCGACAGCGTCCATCTCGTTGTTCAGCCCGTCGTCTGCCACGGGCGCGCTGTCAATAGTGGCCTGCTGGTTCATCTCCTCGCCCAACGTCATCTGAGGAGGCGCCTCGGCGGTGCTGGCGGCAGGCGCCTCTACCGGCGCGGCCTGACCGTACTTCTCGACCAGCTTCGCCACGAACAGCGGCGCGGTGGCCGGGTCGCCGCCGAGGTCTCTGCCTACCTGAGTGAGAAACTCAGCCGCGTTGGGGCTGAGCGGGTCCACGCCAGCTGCCTGTGCTGCCTTCTCGAACTGTGTCCACGCTTGCCCTCGGAAGTGCTGCGGCTTGAGCCCCAGGTCGCGCACGAGGGCTTTCTTCCACGTGGGTGCCGGCGCGTCGAAGTCGATCGCCTGCTGTGCCTTGGGCACTGGTGCCGGAGCAGACTCGCTCGGCGCGGCGTCGACCACCTGCGGAAATGCTCCCTCGGCGGGCAGCGGGCCGGCGAACAGGTCAGTGCCGCCCAGTGTTCCGCGGCTGCGTTGTGCGTCCAACACGCCGAGTAGCCCACCACGTGGCGGGGGTGCTACCTCCTCCACTTCCATCAGCGGCGGAGTCGGTTGGGCTACCTGCGGCTGGCGACCGGTTATGTCATATAGCGAGCGGAGCGGGGCCGCGGCAGGGGCCACTTCCTCTACAGCCAGCTCCTCGACCGCCGGCAGCGGCAAGCCTTCACCCGGCAGCGGCGTAGCACCGAGGTCGACCTCCTCAGCAGGTAGCGACGTAGCACCGAGGTCGATATCCTCGACCGGGGAATCTCCCAGGCCGCTCGGCGTGAGTGGGTTGCCAAGCTCGGCGTTGGCCGCGCGCAACTCGTCCCGTAGGTTCTGCCCGAGCGGAGTGCGCGCGGAGGTGCGAACGTCTCCCATCGAGATAACGCCGCCCATGCCGCCACCCAGCAGGCCGCCAGCCAAGCCGCCAAGCGCGGCCTGCTCGCCTACGCCGGCGAACAGGTCTGTGTTTGGAGTGAACAGGTTCTGTGCGATGCGCTCGGACGCGGACTGCGCAGACTCCTCCGCTGCCTCTCGGCCGGCACCGCCGAGTACGTTGCGCGCTATGCCGCCAGTGACGCCGAGTGCAGCCCCGCCCGGCAATGCGTTCGCTGCAGCGGCTTCCAAGGCGCCGGCGCCCGTCAGACGCATGAGCGCAGGGGCCGCCACCCCCGCAAGTACGCCGGCGCCAATGCCGCCCAGCTGCTGCTGCAGCTCGCTGCCACCCTCCGCCTCGATAGCGTTGATCGTATCGACGTTGACTGCGCCGCCTACCTGGCCACCTACCGCACGACCAAGGGCGCGCTGCGATGCCTGGCTAGCGGCCTGCTGTGCAGCCTGGCCCTGAAGGCCACGGGCCGTAGCGTTCGCAGCGCCGGCCACAGCCCCGGCACGGGCGGCTGCGGCGCCGGGCAGCAGCGAGGGGAGGTTGCCTACAACGAGCTGCTGCAAGAAAGCTGGGGAGGTTACCGCCTCACCAAGACCAGCGAGTACGCCTTCGTCGACGAACGCCTGCGATACGTTCTGGGCGGCACGTTGGGTGGGCGCCGACTGCCACCCAGATATGGTCTGCTGCGTCTCTTGGAAGTTGTCAGAAAGCCCCGCCACCCGGTCGAGCACGCCCAGCGTGGCTATGTTGCCCAGGCCGTACGCCGCCTGGCCGAGGCCGACAGCGCCGCTTAGCAGCTGAATCGGCACGTTGCTGAGCGCCTCGCCCCAGGTGTTAGAGCGACTGGCCTCCGCCGCTTCAGCTGCAGCTTGGGCCGCTGCCGCCGCGTCCGCCTCACGCTGCGCGCGTTGCGCCTCTTGAAGCTGCCTTGCGCGTGCTACGATCTCGGCGTACGTGGCCACTGTTTATCTCCCCTGTGCTAGTCCCGATGCCTGGCGGTATGCCTCCAGTTGCGCAGGAGTATACGGTATCAGGTTGCCAGCTGCGTCATAGGTGCCGATCGGGTTCTGCAGCATGTCCAAGGCGATGCGCTGGTTCGGTCGCCCACTACCGGTGACGATGCTTGCCGCCGCGTCCAAGTCGCCCGCGCCCAGTTGGTCCAGAGCGAGTTGGAGCTGCAGCTGCCTCAACTGCGCCTGTGCTGCCGCGTTCTGACTGGTGGCCCCGCCCTCTTTCAGGCGTGCGGCACCGAGGGTCGCCTCAGCTGCCGCCTGCCGCCCTGCCAGGCCGTACTGGCCGGTGAGGTCGGCCGAGGCGAGGCGGGCTTGGGCGTCAAGTTCCGCCCTGGTCAGGGCGCCTGCGTTCTGCAGTTCAGCAAGCTGCGTTTCGACCTGGCCACGCTGAGTGAGCTGGGCACCTTGGGCCGCTGCCTCCGCCTGCTGGGTAGCCATCGGCGTAGCCGCGGATACAAGCTGCCTTGCGCGCAGTATTTCACCGGGGGTGCGAGCGCTCGACAGTTCGCCCTGCGCGTACTGCAGGTTGTTCTGCGCCTCGCGGTTGGTACGCGCCTGAGCGCGCTGCTGGTCTACCACCTGCATCTGCGCCAGGTACTGCTGCGCCGTAGGTTGACCGCCCACGCCGAAGCCGAAGTTGATGCCGTTTGTGCGCGGGGCCACCGGGGTGGTGTTCTGCTGGCTGTACACCCCACGCTGTGCGGGCTGCATGATGCCGCCTTCTGGACGCAGGCCGGCGAGGGACGTCGCTATCTGGGCGTTCAGCGCGTTGACGTCGCCTTGACCGAGCATGTTTGGCGCTTCGACGGGGGCCGCAGTGGGCGTAGCAACAGGAGCCGCAGCCGGGGCGCTGGCCTGCAGCGGGGGCGTCTGGGGCGCAGCGGCCGGCTGGGCACCGACCAAGCCTAACACCCCACGCTGGATGTTGCGCCCCAGCGAAGCGTTCGCCTCAGCGAAGTTCGACAGCCCCTGGTCCAAGGTGCCGAAGGCTCTCGACGAGTAGAAGTCCTGGCCACCGGGCAGAGTATTAGGGTCACCACCTACCAGGGAGGTGACGCCGCGGCGGGCGGCGTCGAGCGCGGTCGCTGGAACTGCGGTGTACGCACCCACCGCTGCGTCCACGAGGGAGCGGCCGACGTTGATCGGGCGCCCGTCGTCTACCATCTGCCCTGTTCTCGGGTCATAAACAAACGCCACGGCCGTTACCTCCAGTGTGAGTTAGGAGCGAATTGTACGTCCTGTGCAAGGAGTCGTTTCGCCTGACGTGACAGTTCTTCCACCGTCTCGTTGAAGCGTTTTTTGTGAGCGCTAGCCTTCGACATGGACTCAAGGTCTGCATCGTGGTTTCTCAGCGCCCGCCACGCAGCCCACTCGAGCACGTCGAGGTGGTACTCCTCGGGAATCTCAGGTACAGCCTTGAGGTCGGCGGCGGTCAGCGGCTCCAGCGGCTTACGCGCCACGCGCAGGATCAGCTCGTACCCATCCAAACTGTCGTCAGGTGCCGGGTACACACCCATACGGCCCGACTCGCGGTCGGTGTAGAACCACATCGGCGTAGCGCGGCGGCCCCAGTCCTCGATCGGACGGCTGTGCGCCCGGTCGCTGGTTCCCAGCATCCCGCTGTAGGTTGTCCTGCGCAGGTGCGTGGCCCCTATGCGGGCGCCGAAAATAGCCACGACGCGGGGGTCCAAGTCGTAGCTTTCCACCCCCGTAGCCAAGGCTACACGGGTTACCGCCGGCGTCGATTCGTCGCGGATGCACAGGGTGTTGACCGCGAACTTTACCACCCCGTCCTGTATGTAGCGGACGAGGGAGCGGGTGTCCGTGAGGTAGCTGTCTGGGTTGTGCCCGACTTCGTCAGACGTGTCGCGCAGAATATTCTCCCGCAGCTCCTCCAGCAGCTCCTCTAGGTTCATATCACATGCCGTCCGGGTGCATGGTGTACGGCAGGCGCGGGGCGTTGCGCATACCAGTGATCTGCATCTTGTCGTTGATCTCAGGCAACGCGTGGACGGCGTTGTTCAGGACTTCCAGTACGCTCGCCGGGACTTTGGTGCGCTTGCCCGGCACAAGGATGTACTGCTTCCCATTGACGCCGATGAACTGGCCGTTCGG